ACCTTTCCAAGCTCCTCTTTCCGTAGAAGCATCTATTATTTGAAGTACGTTTACAAAGTATTTTTGTTCCATATTAAGATATTAATGTTTTTTTGACTTTTACTGGTGATATTTTTGCAGCTATTCGAGCATCTAAATCTGACTTTAACTGAGTTAATTTATCTGTAGTGCTGCCATCATCATTAGTTATTGTTATGTTCGTCAAACCCGTTTCTACCCAAGTTTGTACTTTAGCCGCATCTAAACTTGACCAATTAGTAAAACTTGATAGGTCAGAGGTGTCTAATCTTACTTTTCCCCATATTTCGACAGTTTGTGGGTTTCCATTTGAGTCATTATTAGAATCGTCCGTTGCTCGCAATCTCCAATGTACTTGCGTCACTACATTTGATTTTCCGCTTTTTGTTGGGAGAACATCACAAGTGTTTACATCCCAAGTATAGTTTATTGCCATAATATTATCCTTCTAAAGTGGTTACTCTTGCCTCTAGCTCTTGAATTGCTTTTGTAAGGACGGCTGTGAGCTGTCCGTATGAAATACCTTTTGAACCTTCTTCTCCAGTAACAACTTCTGGAATTATTTTTTCCATTTCCTGTGCTATAAATCCTATGCCATCTGAATCATCAGCTTTTATTGTATATTTTCTTGGTTGCATAGATTTTACAGCATCAAGTCCATAACTAATATTGGTAATGTTGGTTTTATACGCTTTGTCAGAAGCATCTGTCCAAACACCCGCATTACTTAACGTAGCTATGTTTGCTGTGCTTGCGAATTGCGTTATGCCAGTGGAAGCAGTGTGATATATGTGCCTTGCTGAGTTTGCACTTTCAGAGCTACCTATACATAGTCCTCCAGAGCCGTTTGATTGAATTGATACAGTTGCGTTAAACAAATCATCTGTTCTGGCAAAACATACAGTGCCTTCATCCTCAATAACTATTTTACTATCTGAAACACTTACGTTTGTGTCACTGTTCACACCATTTACACAAAAATGCAAATCGCCTGTACCCCTAGTTCCTGGATCGTCTCTTTGAAAAATGATACCAGCTTTTATCCTTTTGTCTGTGTTCGTGCTGTCGTTTTTGAAACTAAGCGAGCTTGTTCCGTCTGCTGTATCAGCATCCATGTGTACCAATAACGTATTACCAGATCCTCCGGTTACATGTAGCGTTTCATGGGGAGCAATTTCCCCTATCCCAACAAGACCATCACCTGAAATAGACAGCCTTTCATCAGCAACCGCATCACCCGCAACAGAGCCTAAAAAGAAACCCATTCGTCTATCTGATTGTGCACTGTCATTAAAAGACATGATGTACATATCTTGTTGATTGCCGCCAAATTTGATTGCGTTATAAACACCATCTCCCGCACCAGTATTTCCAAGCACTAAAGTTTCATTAGAGTTAGCCGCTGTTACATCCGTAGAGGTATGGGTAATCCTAACATCAAGAATACCAGCGGGGGTATTATGTCCTATAGCTACGGCATCATTAGCAGCATCAACAAACAACATATTAGCATTGCCATCAGATTCAACTCTCAAGTCTATGTTATTACTACCTTCATTAAGAACTGTCTCACTTGTTTGTAAACGTATTCTGCTTACTTCAGAACCACCATGCATAGTTTTTATTGATAACATCCCATCTTCTGCACCATCTGAGGCATCAATAATAGTACCGCTTATAGAACCATATACTACGTCTTGCGAGTTATCGTTTCTGCCTTCAAAGTCAATACGACCTACAAGGTCACTATCTGCTGGAGAACCAGAGTTTCTATACATTCTAAGGTTAGGACCAGCATTAGCGTCTGCATCAGTAGATATGAGAGAAAGCGTGTCTGTGTTATCTGCTGTAGTTATGGTTGCTCCAGCAGAAGAGGTTATAGCTCCATCTACTTGTAGTGTAGAAGCCATATCAACCGCACCATCTATATCTACTACATCTAGGTTAGATGTACCATTTACATCTATAGCACCTTCTAGGTCTATATCACCATTAACTATAAGATCATCTGTTACTGTTAGATCGTCTTGTACTTTTAAATCTACAACATTTAAACTAGCAAAAGCATCAACTACTGCTGCTCCACTACCAGCACCATCTAGGTAAACTGCCTTAGTGTCGCCAGCTGGTATGGTTATATTAGCTCCAGAACCTTGTGAGATAATTATATTTTGAGAACCACTTGTACCATTTTCAATAAATTGCATCCTACTTATGGTGTTAGGTGCAATCGTAATCGTACAGGCTGAGTCTAGTGTGCCTGTATATTTGAGGTACATAGCTCTTGCTGGGTCAGCTGCTCCATCTGCAACTGTAGATGTATGCGTATCTGCGTTAGTGGTTATTGCTTCTGTTCCAAAGCTTAAAGCCTCACCAATTAACTCTAAATTTGTGTTTGTCG